TTTATTAGAGAAGAGCCTGCTCATGAAGATCTTACTATAAGTCTAATAAATGAGTATAACTCATTATTTATACAAATGTTACAAAATTCTTTATTAACTTCTGCAATTATACAAACTTCTGCAATTATACAAACTTCTACATCATTACAAACTAATTTAATTCGTAAATATAATATTGAAAATATATTGGAAGAAAATGAAACAAACGAAGAAAAAGAAACAAACAAAAAAATAGATTGCAATATATGTTATGATGAACACAATAAACAAGATTGTGTTACTTTTGGTTGTAATCATGAGTTTTGTAAAGATTGTACAAAGAAAGTATTAAAAGAAAAACATTCTTGTCCTTATTGCAGAGAACAAATAACAAAGTTAATTTCAAGAACAAATGATGTATATAGAGAATTAGACAAACTTAACGTATAATATTTTGATATCTACATCTTTTCTCAATTAAAATACCATTTATATTTAATTATAATGAAAAAATAAAATATTTATCATTTTTATAATACATTTTTTGTTTTTATTATAATGAAACCATAATATTATAACCTCTTTTAATTGGATTATTATTTACATCAACACCTTTACTTTTTTCTTCTTTGTAATTTTTTTTTTCAAACTCTTCCTTAAATTTTTTCTGTATTTTTAATGGTTTTTTGTTTTCTATTTTGCACCAAATTTTATATATTTTATATATATCCTTTATACAAAATCTTAAGTTTTTTTTGTCTGTTTTTTTACAACAGAAATTTGTAAATAATAATACATCATTATTTATTTCTGAAGTATTTGTTTGTGAAGTATTTGTTTGTGAAGTATTTTTAGGTAAAGGAGATACTATATTTAAAGACAATATTTCTTTTTTATATTTATCATATAAGTATAACCAATCATCAGGAGTTTTCCAATAATATTTATTAGGTAATGATACTTCAGCATCTTCTATAAAATTATCACTATCTTCATTCGTATATCCGTGAGTTTTTGTATGTCTATATTCTTCTTTTATAACTGAATATTTTACTTTATCGCCATTAACAATATATGGAGTTTTTTTAATGTAATCATTAGTTTTTTTTGGTAATTCTTTTGTATCCTTCCAATATGTAATACATAAATGTAAATTTTGCTGTTCATCGTAACATAAATTAATCCTTCTTTTATGCTGTTTTAAACCTGCAAATTTTTCTTTTGTTAACATTTCTTTAGTATAAGGTTGCCATTTACTTCTAATATTATCATACCATGTATCATCTACTTTTTTACTTTTTCTTTCTTTTAACCATTCATTAGTAATATTTCCTAGTGTAATTTCGTTTTCAATTTCAACGTCATTTATAATTTTATTTATACTATCAAAAGTTACTTCACAATCTATTTGTTTAAATATTGGTTCTGCTATAGATTTTTCTCCATATTTATCAATAAATTCATTAATATTCATGTCGTCTTTTATCTCATTTACGACAATATATTCAGGTAATACTTTAGTTTCTTTACACCATTCCCTTATTTCATTATCATCCATATCATCAATACTTATTAATGAAAACCCACCCATTTTTATATCAAAATGTTTATTTAATTTAAAATTTTTTCGTTTTTTTGATACATCTATATTATTCATATATTTATGAAATTTTAAATCACCACAGTCGAAAATTTTATTTTCTAATAATCCTCTTATTTCTTCCCAATTCTCACAATCCATTATAAATTTTTCAATTTCTTTTATAAATTTTACATAAAAGTTTTGTATTATATCTTGTAATACATAAGTAGTCCATAAAGTAAGTTTCATATTTCCATTTTTTAGTTCTAAATCATTATATTTTCCTTGTAGTCTTAATCGTTGTGAAATATCAGTACAGTTTAATGATGCATGAGACACAAAATATTGGTCTGTTAAATGTAGTGAATAATCGTCATAATCATCGCTTGTAAAAGAATATCCTCTTTCTCCGTATTTACCTGTTATTGTTATAATTGTTTTATATAAAACTTGAATATCGCTTTTTTCAAATAAAATTCTTAATAATTTATATACAAATTTGATGTTTAATATTTTTGTGTTTATATCAAAATAACAATAATTGTTAGGAAGTTTTTTAGATTTTTCAGTATCTATAGACGATCCAGATATTATTCCTCCTGTTTGCCATAATCTTTGACTTGTTGATGATTGTTTAGAGTCCCATTCAGACCAACGTATAATTTCTGCTTCATATTTTTTTGATAAATATAATCTTAAACATTTTTCATGATATATCACAATAAACAAATTAGAAAAATCTTTAATTATTTTATATACTAAACAAAATTGTTTATCTCTTATTTTTTCTTCACATATTAATAATGAATTATATTTTTGATTAGGTTTTTTTAAAAGTTGATTTAAAGTAGGTCTAGTGTAAAGAATATGTTCTATTATTCTTTTTATATTAATATTATAATCTTTAACAATATCATAACGAGATTTTTTTTTATGATTTTCTGTATCTGGATTATCCCACCATGGTTCAACATGTGTAGTGTTAAAATTTATAGAACTATTAAATAATCCAAAATAATCATCTGACCTTTTCATTTTATGAACTTTTGATATTTTAATTTGTATATCAGTATTATTACTTAATCGTGTAGTTACGTTATATAACAAAGAATGTGCTGTTCCAGTAATATGTAATACATATCTAACCTTTTTATATATTTTTGCCAGCAATATTTCAGAAGCAGTAGTATCTTTTTTATCATTTTTATTACTCCTATCATTTGAAGATGTAGAGCTCATTAAATCACTTTCATCCACTAATACAGTTATATTTACAAGTTCATTATTATAATAAATATATTGACTAAATTTTTCATTTATTTTTGCTAATTGAGTATGATTCATTAAACAACAGTATATATCAGTTGGTTCCATCGCCTCTTTATTGTTTAATTTATTAATAATAATATCATTACTATTTATATCTTTTAATGGTGGAAGTTTAAACTCCTTATGATACTCTTCATTTAGTTCGCCAAAATATTCCTGTATCTCACTATTAAATTCTTGAAATATAGTTTTTATAAATTGAATATTGAAATTGTAATCTTCTGTTCCAGTTATATCATCTTGTAACTGTCTTTGGTCTATTAATAAATTTCTAAAAATATATAAAACAGGTCTTTTTAATATATGAACTGAAATCCACATGATTATACAAGCTTGAATTCTTTTTCCAAGTTGTATATCACCCCATACTAATTCTACTATTGATTTTTGATTATCGTCTAAATCAAGTGCATTCAATAAATCTTCTTCAAACGAATGTGAATTAATATTTTTTGGGATATTTTTTAATTTTATTGGATTGTCTCCCCAATTGTGTCGCTCTAAACTTTCACCATTAATGTATGTACACTTAATTAACATATTACTAACAATTTTTTCCATTGGTTTTTTAAATATGTTATTTCTTAATTTGTAAAATTTAGCTATTTTATCTTGTAAATATGGCATTTTGATTATGTATATAATTTCAAGGCATTTTTTTAAATCATTTTTTAAAATAATGCCTTGAAATTATATGCCTTGAAATTATATGCCTTGAAATTATATGCCTTGAAATTGTAATATGTAGGCATATTTTGAAGATGAATATAAAAAATAATACATTATAGAGTTTTAGTAAATCAAATTTTAGAAATATTTTTTATTTTTCAAATAAACTGCAATAAATTTAATAAACGTGTTTATTGTCATTCAATAAAAAGTCTAAAATTTGCTATTATATTCTAAATAGAATTTGGCTGAGAAACACTCATTCCTAGTGAATGAATAGTTGGTGTTCCGCCTCAGCCTCCTTTCTTTATTCTTTTATTGCGAGTTTTATTGCAACATTTTGATTTTGTTCTTGTAATACGTTTCTTGTTTTTACGAGAAAGAGAGAACTTTGAAAATTTCTTCATATATAAAATATAATAATATTTTATATTATTATTATATTTTAATTATCAAAAGTAAGAAATATACAATCTCTAAATGAACTGGAAATGAGTGTAGAAAACTCAATAAAACAGATAAAACAACATAATTATAAGAATTATTTTGATTTTGCGTATGGAGATAAAAACCCCAATTTAGTTATACAAAAAAACCATCAACAAGAAAAAGAAAACTAAAAATGTATAAATCATAAATAAATATTTTTGAATATATTATTTCCCCCTCCCATTATAAAAAGGAATAATGACGATACATTATGTTTGTGTAGCAACCGAAAGTAAATTGTATTTTCCATATCTCAAACAATTAATCCCAGATTTAATTGTTTTAGGAATGAATGAGAAATGGAAAGGGTTTATTATGAAATATGAATTATTAATAAAATACTTAAAAACATTAAATGATAATGATATTGTTTGTTTTATAGATGCGTATGATGTTCTTCCAACTAAAAATATAAATCATTTAGAAAAACAATTTGTAAAGTTTTCAAAGAAGCATCCAAAAATAAAAATGATTGTTGGATATGATAAAACAGATAATATAATACATGAACTTATTGAAGAAAAAATATTTGATACAATAAAAGGAGATAGAATAAATAGCGGACAATTTATAGGTTATGTAAAAAATATAAAAATAATCATAAAAAATATTTTACATAATACAAAATCATTTCAAACCGACCAAATAGAATTAACAAAATATATAAAAAAAAATAGACAATCATTTTTTATAGATAAAGAAAAAGTATTTTTTGATGTGAAAACAAATCCATTAAAACAAACAATAAATACAAACCAAACTAATAGTTTTATTCACGCCAACGGAAATGGTTGTTTAGAAGATTTTTTATTAGAACATCATAATATTGTTGTAAATCCAATAGATAGAATACATAATTTTATAGATAATTTTAATGGTGTAATTAAAAAAATTAATATATATAAACAATATTTTTTCAAATAACTACTCAAAAATTGTCCCATTTTAAATCTTCAAGGGTGTATATTAGTCCCTATACCATTAGTCACTATATCATTAGTCCCTATACCATTAGTCCCTATACCATTAGTCCTTATATCATTTGTCCCTATACCATGATCATGTAACATATGTTCTGCCATTAGAGTATTATTTACAATTTGGTCATCACCTTGGTCATCATTTTGTTCTTCTAGTGTGTGACTTTGTTCGTCTAGAGGGTGAACAAATTCTTTATTTAGTTCTGATATACTAGCTTTTTTAACGACATCTCTCTTGACATTTTGAATTTGCAATGCGTGCATTCCGATATATGGTAAAATTGCAACATTATTCATATAAGTTCGATAATGAAAACATGATATGCTAGTATTTTTATTAAATTTAATACTATACCACCAATAAGCAGGAATGAAAAGTGTCTTTCCAGGTGTTAAAGTGAATTCAAGACATTTAATTTTATCAAAATCCGATTTATACTTTGGTTGT